TTGGTGTCTAATTTTTTTCTAGTGAATCTACTGGCTGGGACTCTGTATGCAAGCTCCGTCTTCGGCCTATCCATACCGTCTTGAATCGGTTTGAAGAAGAACGGATAATTAACGGAGATGGGTACGATTTTGTCGGTAAACATTTTCTTAGCATCCGACCCTGACTTTGATAAGACACCGAATCTAGCATCGCTTGATATTGTGGCCATGTTAACAGCTTCGCCCGATGCCATAAAAGAGAATCCTGAACGTCTGTTCTTAAGATAACACATTCCGTAGCATCTTGTATCTGCTTTGCAAGCTTCCCAGAATATATAGAATAATCTGTTTGCTTCCCTAAAGTCTGCTTGCCCAACATCAATTTTTGACCATTGCAAATACATGTAGTGAGTACCAGTAATATAGGTAGTTTTACCTTTATTAATAAACCAATAACCTTCGTGGCGTCTAGCAAACTCTCTATCAATATACGCATACCATTTATCTTTAAAATTGTCTGGATATTGTTTCCAGTCAAATATTGTTTTTATTTTTTTTAATGCTTTAGGATATTCATGTACAGTCCACGTATCATTTTCTTTATCAACATCTTTTTCTTTTGGTAATGCTATTTTAAGATTTTGTATTTCATAAATCTCACCTATTTGACCAGTTCTTGAAATAACAATAACATCGTGTTCTTTATTGTAACCATACTCCCACTTCTTATACTTGTTTAATCTTTTTATAACATGAGGTTTAACGTAATCAATTACTTTATATAATGTTTGTTTATACATTATTTAGATCGTCTTTCTGCAAAACCTCCAAAAGCTTCTTTTTTCTTTTCTTCTTTTGGTTTATCATTTAACATGTCTTCTTCTTCTTTAATGCGATTAAGTATTTCAAAAGCATCAAATATAGCAAGCTTTTTAGTTGCTGCTGCATTTTTTAATCTGTCAGCTGATATATCATCATCTGAATCTACTATAGCTTCTTTAGCCACTTTTATTAATTCCTCAACAGCTTTGTGCCCAGCTAGGATTATATTCTGTTTCGTTTCCTTGACGTTCATACTTAATTACAATATCATTTGATTTCATACAATATAAGCGCTTACCATCTACAATAAATTCATATTCACCAAATGGTTTATAACCTATAAGGTCTCCCTCGCTTATTTCTAGCGCTTCTAACGCACTATTACCATATTTTAATATACCAATAAGGTTTTGTTCTAAAACATTGTGTATTTCAATTTTATCTCTAAGTGGCGCAACAAAACATCTATCACCAAATGATAACCATTTGTCTTTATTTTTATATAAATAAACTTGATCTTGTTGTACAAAATATAAACCGTTTTTAAAGTACGACTTGCTATTTTTTTCTTCACCTCTTACATTATACCATCTTCTAAAAACATTGTGATGTATCATTATTAAATCACCTTTTTTAACAGGTGTTTTATATGATAAAGGTACTTCTATAACCTTTGCTATATTGTTTACAGATTTAAAAGTTTCAATTTGTGTGTTTATTATTAGGCTTTTGTCACCTACTTTTACTTTATTATTATATCGTTGGCCATAAGGCTCAACGATAAAATCAAATAAACTTTTCATTAATACTCTAAATCATACTCAACAGATATAGCCATGTTAGAGTTGAACTTCTTCCACGGCAATACCTCGTCGTTTTTTTTAATGTAAATGTTATAAGAATTATCTTTTGCATCAAAGAGTATATGAGATATAGTGTGACCTCCATATACTGACTGAGTCAAAGAATAATGCATTGCATCGGTTTTGTAATCAGAACCAATGCTAATTTTTCTAATAACAGATGACATTATTCTTTTTTGTCTTCTTCTTTTTTGATAGGTTCAAAAGATCCGTCTTCAAGATTAATATTAATTGATCCGTATTCTTTTTCTAACTCTTTTTTGAAATCTTCAGTTTCTTTGTTAACTTCACCAAATCTTCCTAATACTTGGGTTTTTTGGGCTTCTAAAAATCCAACTTCATTAAGTAGTTTGTTTAATTCTTTTTGAAAGTCTTGAATTTTTTTTAACTGGTCTTCGGTAATCATTTGTTTTGCTTCACTCATTTTATTAAATTTAATTATTTGCCTATTGATTTAAATTTTTCTGCACCTCTTGAACCGAAATAGGCAACATAAACGGTTATTAGAAGTGATTTTAAAAGGTCAATCCATCCAGTATCAATACTGAATGCTATATCAAAACCATCTAACAAAATAAAAATAACAAGAGATGTTGTTAAAAATATCAATGTCATTGGCCGTGTGTTTTTAGATAACCAACTATCTGATTTCATATCGCTTTCCCAACGTTTTGAAATTTCTTGTAGTTCTATCATATCTTGCTCTAATAATTTAAGAGCTGTTTCTTTGTCTTGTGGTGGCAAGTCTTTATCCTTGTCTATAAGGTTTTTAACCATGCCTAGTGCACCACGATCAGGCAATATATCTCCTATTACATTTATAATACCTGATTTACCTAGTAAGAATTTTCCTACCTTAGTATCTTTAAATTTTTTTTTAGGTTTAGACATAATTATCCTGCTTTATATGCGGGTATTTCCCACGGTAAACTTTTGTTTGATTCATCAAATTGTGATCTAGGGTATTTTTTACCCTTAAAATATACATTTTTTTCGTCATAATCTAGCTCTCCACGTTTCATCTGTTGCATGTGAACGTTCTCGTGATTAATAGTATCATTCATCTGTTTTGGATCAGTTATATCTTTGTTTACTAAAATACAACCTTTTTTATCAGCCCTACCTAACACACCTTCTTCCATAGGCATATTAACTATTGGTGGAGGATTTTTTTCAAATGGTGGTTTTAATTTAAAACTCATTTTCCAGGAAACATCTTGTTTAATGTATTTTTTCGTTTTTCACAGCCACAGGGTATGTTTAAACCCTGTGAAACTGTGTCAACGATTTTCTTGATACCTGTGGCCTTAGTGAAAGACTCTATTTTATCACCTAAACCAGGTTTCATGTTACGAAATTACTACTTGTGAAAATACTACAAAAGTAAGAGCTTGTCCACTTGCACTAAGTGTTGCAGGTATACCTCCAACTTTTGAGATACCATTTCCTGGAGCTCCAGAGTACGCATCTAAAAGTGCGTTTAACACTGAAAACCCAGCAGCAGCAGCCGTGTGAGTAATTTGTAATTCAACACCATCTTTACAAATAATAGATGATACTGTTGTTGGGTTAGTTTGAGGTGCGCCTACACTTCCTTGATGAATTAAGACAATTTTTTCTTTGTCGATAACAAATTTGTCTGTAATTGATGTTGCGCCTGATCCACCCGTAATTGGGATTTCTAAATAAGCCATAATAATTGTTTTTGTTTGTTAATAATTAATTGTTAATTGGTATATAACTAATGGTTTTATTGGTTTTATTAAATCTTTTGTTTAATAACTGTTTTCTTTCTTGCTTTTCTAGCTTCTCTTCTACCAGCTCTTTTTTTAGATCTAGCATCTCTGATAGCTTTTCTTCTTTCTTCTCTAGTAGCAATACCAGAATCTTCTCCACTACCTCTTGAAATAAATTTCATTTCTTTAGCTTTCTTTAAATCAGCTTGGCCTTCTGATTTCTTTTTATTTCCAGCTGCCTCTTTTTTAGCTTTTGATGCTTTGATTTTTTCACCATCAGACATAGATTTTTTACCTGAAGATTTACTTAAGTCTAATTTACCACCTTTGAACTTTTTATTTATAAGGTCTGAAGTTTTCTTTTTTTCATCTGCTTTTTCTTTTGCTAATCTTTTTTGTCTAGGACTCATTATTGTACCATCAGCATTACGCTCTTCTTTTTTTGGCCCTTTAGATTTCATTTTTGTTTTACCATATTTTCCTGGTGCAGCCTCTATTTTTTTCTTAAGTTCTTCTGGTAAATTTTTTTGTTTACCAACTAAAGCTTTTTCAGGACCCATATGATCTCCATATTCCGGCATACCTTTCTTTTTACCATATTCTGGCACACCTTTTTCTTCTTTATATGCTGGCATACCTTTTTTCATACCTACAGGTTCTCCTGCTAAGTATTTCATCATACCTTTACCTACAATTTTAGGCATTCCTTCTTTTTTACCATATGCACCTGGTCCTGGCATTCCACCTGGAAAAGACATTTGATTTTTAGCTGCGTTAGACATTTTTGATTTGTGCGCAATGTTGACTCCTCCGCCAATCATTCCTTTTGTCATTTTTTTACCTATTCCCATGATTATTTATTGTGTTTCATATGTTTAGACAAAAATGTTTCATCATGTCTTACATCGCCAGCTAATTTTGAAATATGTTTTTCATCAGCTGTTTGGTTAATATCCTTATATTTACCACCTTTTTTTTGGTCGTAATTAACGTCTCTTTTTAAATAGTCCATGTGAGCTTTGTCATCTCTGATGGCAGACTTCACATTACTTTTAGTAATTTTTGTATCCATAGTTTTTTTTTATTTGGATTTACATCCGAAGTTTTTAGCGTAGTTAGCCATTTTGACCACCGCTGGTGAATATTCTTTTTGTTTTGACATTACAGCACTAGCAGCAGAACAAGCGTCTTTAAAACCGTTCTTTTTGGCCCAAGCTGTAAACTTACCTTTATTACTTTCTTTTATTTCAGGAAAGCCTTTTTTTAAAAATGGTGATTGTGTATATGCCATAATATTAACTTAAAGCGATTAAATCAATATCCATTCCAACTCCAGTACCCGTAGCATA